CAAGCAGTACCTAGTATCTCCTTGATCATCTCCTGAGTGTAACCATTAGGATGAGACATTACTTATCTTTCCAACCACCTGCTTTTAACCAGTTGTTGTAATGTGGATTATCCCAACTGTCACTGATTTCATAGGAAGGAATTACAACCTCTTGAATATATCTTCTATTCTCTTCAACAAGTTTTACTTTGGCATCAATTTGAGCACCCCACCAGACTGCTGCACCTACTTGTGCTGCTAAGAATGTAAGTAATGGGATTGGTAAATTTTTCATTTTTCTGCTGCGTATAATGCGAATGTAGAAGTAGTTATAACAGTCATCATATTAGCAATATGTTGCTTCACATCTGAATCACATACCTTACCAGGCATGAAGCACCCAAATATAGTTGCTCCTACTATTGCTAACTGGAAAAAGATTACAAACCTAATAAGGTCAATAACCATATCCTTGCTACTGTGGGGGGATTTGTTCACGATAATTTTGCTTGGGAACTGTAATACCTTTGACAGGTCCAGAACTCTTAGGCCAATTATTTACTAATTGTATATATATTTCCTCTCTTACTACCTGTCGGATTGCTTCTATCTTAGCATCCTCTCTCTTCTGAGGACCACCTTGCATCTTATCTATCTGGTGATTGCCACCAACAAAAGCACCAGTTCCTACAACTGCTGCTGCTGTAACTGTGCTAGCTGCCTTTTGTATGTCCATAGTTTTCGTATTCCTCCGTTGGTATAGACCATTCAGCGTATACTCGTCTGCCCGTTTTACCGTGCAAATCTATGTATACTTGATCGTTACTCGACCAGAGTTCCAAACGTTCTCCTAATTTCACGTAACTCCTCAAAATTTTTCTGTTTAGTGCCGCCATCATATGCCCAAGCATAACCCTCCGTAATCATTTTTTCATTTAAGGAAACAGTATCCTCGCCAACATACAACCAACCAAGAAGCCTACCATACTTCCCCATGCCACCCTTAAGTTCAGTTCTAATAGTGAGTTCTTCATCTCCTGCAATAGTATCTTCTAAATTTTTCTTCATCCAATAGGTAGCATCAAGACCCAGTGCTTTCTCCTCCAAGTCCTTTGTCCTCTTCTCAGGAGTATCAACTCCCGCAATTCTTACCCGTTCTTTCTTGTATAAATCGAATCCAAGATCGATGGTGACATCTATCGTGTCTCCGTCCACCACTCTGTCTATCTTCACCACTCGGAAGTTGTAACAACTCTTCCTGCTCGGTGGGGTCATTGCTCCCATCTTCTTCCTCCCATAGGTCTAGTGATCTATTTATAGATTCTTCTGGCGATGTTCTCGTTTGCTCTGCTTTATGATCTCTTATTTTCTGTATCAATTCACCAGAAGTCCAACTAGCTTCTGCTTTAGGTGCAAAATATCCTGCCCCAATAAAAGCAACCGCTACAGATCCAAACAGACCTATAGCGGCTACTACTTTCTCATTTGCTCGAACTCTTTCAGTGAGTTCCTTCTGCTTGTCCAACAATCTCTCTACTTGTGTCTCCAAGATCGCTATCTTCACTGACTTGCTCATTAGGATACCAAGTATCATACATGAATATGTAGTAAATTGCAATTCCCACAGCAACTAGTAGGATGGCAATCATTATATTAACGGAGTGTACTACCTCAGACATATGCTTGTGCTGCTAACCAAACTGATAAACTTAAAGATGTTCCCATAATTGTGAGTCTACTCATCCACCACATAATTTCGTGCTTATGTTTTGTCATGATTAATGTCCCATAGGAATTCCTGCTGCCATAAAGTCAGCAACCTTTTTTACTTCTTCACTCACACAATAGTCAACAAAATGAGGATGCTCCTGTAAATAGGGAACATCCTCTTTTGAGTATTGTATTGCTTGATATGAATCTGCAGCGTACTCGCAGATTTCAAAGTGATGTAATTCTGTGTCGTGATAACCGACTGTGTAATGCTTCTGTTGAGTCAGGGGCATGATCTTTCAATCCCATACTATCCATATTTATAGCATACTTAAGTAATTTTGCCTAGTTCAGTGTGGACACCAACACTCTGTTATCATACCTGGATAACTTGAGTTATCTCTGGCCATTGTGCTTGCAAATGAGTCTCTATACCTTGCTTTAATGTTAAAGAACTCATAGCACATGATTCACATGCACCTAAAAGTTTGACAAATACAACTGGTCCTTCTTGAAGGTAGTCTATTGATACAAACTCAAGGTATCCACCGTCTGCTTCAATGTAAGGACGGATCTCATTGAGTACATTGTTTACATTTAAATCAGTTAGTTCCATAATCTAGTTAATTGACGTACATCAGATACACCATAGAGTGCTTTACATGTTTGCTCTGCATCTTCTCTAAGATTAGATGGTGATATAAATTCAACCTTTGTTAATCTATTTGAACTAAGTAAGATCTGTGCAGACCATTTAGTTTCTTTCATCAGAGAAGGATAGCACCAATCACAAATCCTTTAGCAAAAGCAAGACAAAGCATTTGATAATCAGTCAAGTTAAACTTGTCCTGTATCTTCTTTGCCATTTTCTTATCCCATTCCTTTACATGGTATAAAGCATGTACAACAGGATTCATTTTATCATGATCGTCGCAAGACATTAGTTTACCTCCTTACATTTTAAATGTTTCTGTTGAATCGTTATCAGTAGTAATCTTAAGAGGTGCTTGCTCAACTTTAATAGTTTGAACAGGACCAGTTGATTTTGCAGCTTCGATTAGTTTTTCTAAATCTGCTTTACTGACTCCACCACCGCCACCGTTACCACTACCACCATTGCCGTTACCATTGTTCTGCATCTTCATAGTGCCATCACCCTTTTTACTAGCAGTCTGAATTCCGAAGCTAGCTAAAACTCCTGTAAAAACCGAAGCTATAAAAGTTGGATCAATTTTCTGTTGTGGTACACCTGGTATGGCGACATAATTTAAAGTCAATATTCCACCCGACCAGGCAAGAACGGTAATGCGAACAAATGTACTAATGATAGCAGCTTGTTCTTCAGCGTCTGGTAGTATAGCAGCTTTTACTTTACCAAGAAGACCTTTCTTTTTAGGTTCTTCTTCATGATGTTCTTCTTCAAGAACTTCTTCTTTAATTTCTTCTGCCATTCTAATAGAGTAACTCTATTCTATATAGACACCCTAATTTTTAATTAAGATTTTCCTCATCTAGTTCTAGTGCAATAAGACTTTGCGTTCCTAAGTCAAATGTAGATGTCAAGTCAGATAGTAACTCTCTATCTTTTGCAGTTAGGGGTTTTACCTCGTCAAAATCATCCATTAAAACTGAGGAACTCCTAGTCCACCTGATGGTAATGCTGCTTGTCCTTGTCCTGCTGGTGGTGCAAGATCAGGAGTACCTACTGGAAGGTCTCCACCTAATCCACCACCTAGACCACCAAGTGCTTTTTCTGTAACACTTTCTATGATGGCATCTTTATTAACGTAAACGTAAGCACCAGTGCCAACAACGGCAACAGATACAACAGTAGACGCAAGAGCAAGTACATTAATTATTTTTTGCATTGTATTGTAGCAAGTAAGTTATTTATTATAATACGCATCGTAATATTTGACAACCCCAGATGCAATTACATGTCCTTTACTTATCCACTCATCTGCACATTCATAAATTGATTGGTTTGAATATTTTCCGTTTCCAAATTCTTTAAACAGAATCAATAAGACGTGTTGCCTTAATTTTAATTGTTCGTCTGTCAATGTTGTAGTAGTCATTAAATTAGTCCTAGTGAACCTGCTGTGAAACCTACTCCACAGAAAAAGGCAAATTCCAAGATGCCATGTGCTGACATTGGAATCTCCAATACTTTTACTTTTAAACGAGTCATTTAAGCTTGTGCTCCTCAGCTATGGGTTTAATTAAAAACGAATGATAATCCGTTTGAATATGCAGTAACTGCTACTGCTGCTACGAAAATTAGTTGATACATGCTTGTAAAATTAAAATAAGTACTCCGACCATTGCGAGACGGCCATTCCATTTTTCAGCAAATCTCCAATAATGATGATGGGGATCCATTATGCTCCTGATGGTGCGTATGCTGGAGTCATTTCCCGTGAACGGATTCTGATTCCTTTACCACCATCATCGTCATCATCGTCATCGAATCCACGTAGTAGTAGTTCAGCCATTACAAGTGTTGCCATAGGATAAAAGATCCATAGGACTGCTTTCCATATTGGGAATGTATCTGCTGCTACCTGAAATTCGCTCATTTATTTGGATATGCTGATAGTTACGAGTAATTATTTAGTTATGTTAAGATTTGGACTAGGTAATTATACCGACCAGAGATGCTGCCGTAGCAGAAACTGCTAGCCAAGGTAAGTTTATTACCATGAGTAGTTTTACCAGAGTAGATCTCTTGATCGTGAACAATGTACAAGTCATTATACAAAACCTGGTATAATTTGTCC